CACTGGTTCGAGTCCAGCTAGTCGCACCACCTATCAAAGCCAGTAAATTTCTACTGGCTTTTTCTTTTCCTAAAATTCACTTCAAAAATCAATAACTTACACACAATCAGTATAATCCACCACTAAAATTTCAAGCCTCAAATATTGCCAACTTTTAGTTATTTTTATATATTTTTAGTCATTGATTACGCCAAAATTACGCAAAATTTTGTGCGATTACGCCAATTTAAAAGTGTGAGGTGAGATATGGCTACAATGCGAAAACGTGGCGATAAATGGCGAGTAGAGATTTATAAAAACGGAATTAGAAAATCCAAAACCTGTAAAACAAAGGCAGAAGCCACTCAATGGGCTTTAGAAGAAGAAAAGAAATTAGAGCTACAAGAACAAGGATTACAGCCAGAAACCGTCTTGGCTGACGTTGTAGAGCGTTATTTGAAAGAAATTACGCCAACTAAGCGAGGAATACGCCACGAAACTTTAAGATTGAATAAATTTGCTAGACATCCGATTTGTAATAAGTTTATCGGTGATGTGACAAGAAAAGATTTTGAGTTATGGATAGCAGAAAGAGAAAAAGAAGTTAGCGGTGAGAGTATTAGACGGGAATTATCCACCATCAGAAATATCTTTAATGTTGCGGTCGAACGTTGGAATTATATCGAAAAAAATCCAATGATAGGCTTAGTCTTGCCAAAAGGAAGTGAGCCAAGAACGCAAAGATACTCCGATGAAGAGATAGAAAGAATACTCTACGTTAGCGGTTATAACGATACACTTAAAACAATCAGAGCAAGAAGTGGTGCCGCTATGTTGTTTGCGATTGAGACAGCAATGCGAGCTGGTGAGATTTGTGGCTTAACCTGGGATAATGTTAATCTAGAGAAAAGAACCGCTTATCTACCAATGACGAAAAATGGCACTTCTCGGACTGTTCCGTTAACAAGAAACGCAGTGGCTATTCTTGAGAGATTAAAGAAAGAGATTGGAAATACTGGATTGTGTTTTCAGTTAGATACTAGATCGCTTGATGCCGCTTTTAGAAAGATTAAGAAAATGGCAATGTGTGAGCATTTACGTTTTCACGATACGAGACGAGAAGCTTTGACAAGACTAGCTAAAAAAGTCGATGTAATGACTTTAGCGAAAATATCGGGGCATAAAGACATTCGGATACTTCAAAATGTCTATTACGCCCCGAATATGGAAGAAGTTGCTGAACTTCTAGATTAAGGCAAAACTTCTGGGAATGGGTCGTTTGTTATCCAAGTGATAACAGGCATCCTCATGTAGTCAAGGTCTGCTGTTGACACGTTGCCGTTAAAGCGTAGTTCTATATAGTTACTATCGCCTTTATTAGCCACATATACAGAAGCGATATTAACACCTTCATCACTATAAAAAGGCAACATGATTGGCACATTAGTTTGAAATCCATACGGTATTTTTTGACGAGGTAAAATATCCATTCGCTTAGCGTGGTTCTTCCTTGTGAATTTAGGGTTACTACTTCCATAAAACGAGATAGTACCCCATCGGCCATTAGTGAAAGAACATTCGACTATATCATTTACTCGTCTTAGATATACAGTGCCCTCTTTAACATTTACAGAGGCGCTTGCCATTCCTCTAGAGCCAGTGTCGCCAGAAATAACAACCCATTTATTATTCTGCTTCTGCCACAGATACGCACCGACACCAGCGCCATTTGATGAATTATAAAAAGTTCCGTTTTGCTCTCGACCTGTAATCTTGCCGCCTGTTGTATCTGGTTTGTCTGGTCGTCCATTTCCAGTGATTATTAGCGAGTTGCTAGATTGGCCACCGCCACTACCCTCTGGAATTTTCTTCTCGATTCGCTTAATTTCAGTCCCCATGAATTCAGCGAATTCTGATATATTCGCTTGAAATGTCATTATTTATTGTAACCTCTAGTGTAAGCTTCTTTTAAATTCAATCCGTCAAGCACAGTAAACTTCCCAACAAGCAGTGCTAAAGATTGATTTGTTTGGGTGAGCTTTTGAACCAATTTATTTAAGCCATCTTCACCTGTTTGAATGTTTTTCAACATATCGCCAAGTTCTTTGATTGTGTCAATGCTTGCATCAACTTGTCCGCCTAAAAGCTCATTTTTGACATCTGCTTTCGCTTGATTTAAAAGTTCAAGAATTTTCTTAGCGGATAAGGTTGATGTTTCATTGGTTGCGCTGTCATTAATGCCAGCCGCATTGCTTGATAGGCTATTGATTCGCTGGTTCATCTCATTGATTGCGCCAACAATCGTATCTTTCTGGGTTGTGGTCAGGCTTTGCATTGCCCCGATTAATTTGATAATCTCTTTATCTTTCATCCCCACAAATTCTGCAAATTCAGTTAAAATTTGAGTAAAGTCTGGTCTTGCCATATTCTATGCCGCTCCTATATTGTAAAAAGTTTTTAATTCTTCAAGTGTTGGAAATTTTGGTTTATCGCCAATTTCTTTTATTAAACGCACTTTAACCTTAATGTTAGGTCTTGAGCGTTTAACTAATCTAATAATCATCTCGCCTCCGTTATATCGTGGATAAGCGTGAATTCACCGCCTGCGAGTGTTCTAATTAATCCTTGCTGACTGGTGCATTGCAAATCCCAGCTTGCAGTTTCCCACTTCGCTCCTAGCGTTTTATCGTGTGATAATGTAACGGTTACTAGATTTTCGCTTACAGTGATTTCCCCTGTTTCGGTTGATAGCTTGATAACCTCGCCTTTCTTTGGCTCAATCCACATATCAAACTTGCTACCAGTTAAATCACTTTTCTGCTCGTCATCTTCTAGGATTTCAAAAGTCCACCCGTCATCATCACCACGCACTGTTTCTAGCTCAATGTTTTCCATTTTTGCTCCAAATAAAAAACCGCACTAAGATTGCTCAAAGTGCGGTTGATTTTAGTTAAGGTTGATTAGATTACGATTTGACCGTTTTCTTTCAAATGTGCGTAAATGCGAGCCAATTCAATTTGTTCTGTGGTTTTCCCAATATCGTCTTTGGTTAATGGTTTGCTCATTAGCTCTTTGGCTGTTGTTGCATCAATCCATTTATAATCAGAAATAATGGGCGTGAAGTTAGTCACGGAGCCGTCACTATCTTCGCCTGTGCCTAATACATACTTGGCATTGATTGAGCCATCTTCTTGCTTGGAGTATGCAGCAATAGCCGAATACATTGGGTTTAAGATTTTATTAAATGTCGTCATTTTCACTCCGTTATTGATACATTGTTGTTGTGTTTGATAATGCGTATGCTGTAACGCATATTTTTGGGGCGCCACCGCCAACATCAAAAAACTCTGGCGGTGTATTTTCTCCGTGGTGCGTATATAAATACCTATGCGATTGATTAGCCTCAACCGTGAATGTTTTATGCGAATTAACGATAAAGAAAACACGCTTGACAGGCGAAGCAGCTATATTTATCCATGCCTGCCAAAAACCGACAGTTTCATAAACCCTAGCAATAAACACCTCGCACAAATTTCCACCGACCAACTGATTAACCTCAAGTGTCCCTGTAAATTTACCAGTAACACCCTCTAATCTTGCGCCTCGTATCGTGCCACCATTAATATCAGTACCGCTTATCGTTGTACCCGTGATTGTTGTACCACTTATTGAGCCACCAGAGATATTATTACCATTGATATTGTTACCATGGATATTAACCCCAGTAATATCACCAGCATTAATACTGCCAATATTGGTGCTAACAGCCGAAAGACTAGATACATTAAGTTTGTCCGCAGTCAATGACCGTGTAGCAATATGCTCTGCTCCGATACTACCAACTGCAATGTGTTTAGCCGCTACTGCACCGGTTGCAATGCTATTAGCCGTTACGCTATCAGCTCCAAGTTGTCGTGCAGTGATTGAGTTTGTGACAATCGAACCACCATGAATTGAGGTGATTGATGTATCTCTCCATGAACTCGGGCCTGTGGTATATTCAGTACACTCTTCAAACATCGGGCGAGCAACAAACATCCAAGAGCCATTTGGGTTTGAACCATCCCCGTCATAGAAAAAGAAAAAAACATCAACACTAACTGCATTACTTGGCGTTTTGAACTTTATAAATGCTCTTTTTGCATTATTAATCCCTCTAAAATTATATTTTGAGCTAACATCTTCTGTTTTGTGTAGTAACCATTCGCCATTAGCTCCTCGAGCATCAATATAAATCTCAACCTTTGAGCAGCTATGATTACCCATATAAGCTGACACTATGTACCATTTGTCCGGTATGGTAGGTACATTCTGCCAAATGCCGCATCTTGTTCCAGAGTCGCCTGTTATTTTATTATGCCATCGTAAAACATTTTCATTTGGAAGGTATCCACCTTTGCCCAACCCATAATCAGGATCTTGAAAGCAATATCGCTCACCACGCTTGTCCGATGGGATATTATTTTCAAGCACATTCCACCCATAAGGCACCCCATCTGTTGGATTCGCAAATATAGGATTTCGGAATAAATTCCCGCCAAGCCCTAAAGCTAGCTTTTCCCCAGTTATTTGACTTGTAGCAATATGCTCTGCTCGTACCGCTCCAGCTTGTAGCGCCCCAGCTCCGATTGTGTTTGCGCCAATTTGATCGGCTTGTAAAGTGCCGACTAATTGGGTTGTCTTAATGCGAGCGCCGCTTACATCAATACCATTCTCAAGGTATTCACTACCATTCCAAGTGTATAACTTGCCATCCGCGGTGTTGTAAACTTGCTTATGTCCTTGATATTCTCCAGTGTTCAAACCATTGACCGTTTTAATTAAGTCTAGGTTGCGAGCTGGTAATGCAGTATCAATGACTTCATCCACGATATTTTGAGAGAGCTTTTTATTTAAAATCTCTAACTCTGCATCAATATCAACCGAACTTTCGCCACGCAAGCCACTTTGCTGACTAAATGGTCCAACGTTCACGCCTCTAGTATGTCTTAGCCAGTAGTATCTAACTTTCTTGGCCCCGACTTCGTGCGTGTACATTCTCGCAGTAACTTTCGTTAAGCGTGTGGCGGTTTTAATGTCGTCAGTTTCGCTAACAAAAATCTCTGTCGCTGTGGCATCGTTAATCCAATCCCATTCGATTGTGATATTTCCGAGTCCACCAGTAACTCTTACGCCTGTTGGTGCTGGAGGTTTATCAATAACAAAGGTTTGGGTTCTTTCGCTTAGAACTTGTCCACGCTCATTTTTAACCAAGATTACAACGGTATATTCACCGTTTTCTAGACTATCTAAGTTTAGGTTTGGCGAGGTTTGACCTAGTCTAACATCGTATAATGCACCATCTTTATAGATGCGAAAATCATACTTGATAACACCGTTACCGCCAGTTATATCGCCAGCAAATGAAATACTACCGTCAGGATTAACCGTTACGCCGATATTGCTCACCTGTGGCACAGCAAGGATTGATGTTGCTTTAGGCTCAAACTTCGCCCCATTGTCAACAATCGCTTCTTTCTGTGGTTCGTGCTGCAAGGCTGTAATGGTATATTTGCCTTTTGTTTCTTCTTTTACAGATAAAGCCTTAAACAACTGACTTGTCACCTGTTGAGTAGATAGCGACCACACACCGTAAGTCTCTAGCCCAACTGGTTCTTGGTCTAAAGTAACTTCCGCACCATTTGAAGATATAATCTTAATATCTTGATGTTTGGCGTTCTGGTTGATATAGCTAAAGTAACTATTGCCATTAACTGAGATTTCTCGGTCTAACGTAACTTTTTTACCATTTACCGCTAAAACTCGACCACCAACGTTGGTGCCTGCGTAATACGTATCAGCGACTTTGATGATGTCACCTGGGATATTCATCAGCCCCTCTACACCAACAGTAAAGCTAACTGTTTTAGTTTCCAGTTTCTCGGTTTGAAGTAACCATAATCCCGTGCGGTGTGCTTGACCTCGAGATGTACAACCAAAGGCGGTTATTTTCTTAACGTTTAGCCCGTGCTTGCGAATCTCTTCATCGTCAGAGACGTATTCAATCGCTTTCTCGTAACCGTTGTCTTTATCGGAGTATTCAACTTGAATGGCATTATGGCGAGACTTTTTAGACGAGAAAGTATAATTAAACTCGCCTTTCTCAACGTTTGCGTTTGTGTAAGTCCAGACCGGGTCGTAATGGCGATCCATCACTACCGTTAATTGCTGGCCATTCCAGACTGGCATAGCTCGGAAAATTGAGCAAATGTCATTAATCACATCATGCGCAGAACGTTGTTCGGTAAGCCAAGCATTGCAAGTAAATCTTGGTTCTTGACCGCCAAATCCATCAGGGACAAGTTGGTCACAGTATTGAGAGACTTGATATAAAGCCCACTTATCAGCACCGAAATCACCAAGTCTATTACCTAATCCGTAACGCTTGCTTGTGACGACGTCATATAGAATCCAAGCTGGATTATCTGTCCAGTCAGTTTTAAAAGTACCGTCCCACATTCCTGTATATTTACGAGTGCGTGTGTCGTAATTGCTCGGCACTTTTACTCTCAAGCCTAATAAGTCATAGGTGCGAGTTGGGATATTGCTAAAATACTCAGAGTCAAACTTAACGCCGATTAAGGCTGTGTTTGGGTAAGTAAACTCTGTGTCGATAATCTCGGTGTAACTCGACCAAACTGTATTATTTTGAAGTCTTTGGGATTTGCTATCTTCCGTTACTCGTTCTACTTTTACAGTAAATGGAGCTTGAGGCAAATTGTCAAAAGTGTGTTGTTGTAAGTATTGAGAGCTGTATTTCCCACTAATTGAAACAGGATAAGATTGTGAGCCAATAGTAATAACAAGCTCTACCGTTGCTCCGCCTGTGTCGCCATTCTCATTCTGACTAAATAGAGATTGAACACCGATTGTTAGTCTTAACCGAGAAACCTTGCTATCTGTAACGGTTCGTGTAATCGGCAAATTCTTTCTAACCTGAGTTCCAACGCTTACCTCTTTTTCGGAAGTGTTAAAACCAGCGATTACATCTTGAGCTTGGCTACCAACTCTCCCCTCTAATTGAACGTTGTTGAAGTTATAGGAGCCATTTTTGTTTTGAACTGGAGTATTATCAAAATAAACTGACTTCATTCCATCGGCAAGCCCCTCAACTTCACCCTCTGAAACCACGTCAATTATTCTCACAAGCTGTTTACTTCTGCTTGTTTCTTTAGCTTCAACAGGCGTGTGACCGCCACCGCCACCTTTACCCATTACTAGCTCCTATTTCCAAATTTTAATAACAACTTCCCTCTCTTATCCTCTGGAGGTTGTCGCTCAATATCCATTGTCTCTACGCCTTGCGAGATGATTAACGAACCAACCCTAATACGACCGTAAGCTATAGGCATAGGGCGACCTTGTGCCGCCATATTTGATAGATTTGAAAAGCTGGTTGATTGTTTTTTATCGGCATCTTTGCCAGTTGACATTGATGGCATCTTAGTAAGCATCTGAGCTACACCGCCAAGCAATAACGATGCGCCTAATCCACCAACCAACCATGCAGCATTTGCGCCAATAACGCTAAAACCAAGTGGACCCAAAGCCAAAGCACCTGCAATAAGCGCTACGCCAGTAATCACTCCAAATAATCCGCCACGCTTTGAGCCTTTCAGTGTTGGAGTAAAGTGAACGATTGCATCGTCTTTTAACTTTTGGCTCAGCCCTTTTTCTAAATAGCGGTTATCGAAATAATCTCGCCCCACTCTTACAGTGAATAAGCCTTGTTGAATAAACTGTCTTAGCTTTGGGATTTGGCTTGTTAAGGCGTGGATAACTTCGGCGGGTGTTTTGCAATCTAGCCTAAATTCAGATCCAAACTGTTTAAGGCTACCGTAAAATCTAACGTTGACCATTCTCTATATCTCCAAATGCTGTGCGTGTGCTTAAGCCAATAACCATCGTACAAATCACGCTTAGATAATCGTTTCGGTGCGTGATGAAGAACCATTTGTTCGCCAACATAAATCGCAGCGTGATTAGGCACGTTTGCCCCAACACTAATCAAAATTACATCGCCAATTTGAGGCTCTTTAACTTGCTCAAATCCTTGTTTCTCAATGTTGTCTAAATAGAGATTTCCACCATCTTCCCACCAATAATCTCTACGCTCGAAATTAGGCATCTCATAGCCTGATAGACGATAGAAATCTCTAAATATCGTGTAACAGTCCATTTCACCGTGATTAAATTCACGACCGATTAAAAAGTGGATTTTGGGGAAAATGTGAATTTGTTCGTCACAAACTAGCCAAAAATCTAATTGGCTGTAGAGTTGAGTTTGTAAGTCTGACTGAGAGAGTTTTGGCTCACCTTGTGGGTGTGAATGGACCAATGCCACAATCTCGCCTTTCTCTGATGCGTTGATGTAATCTTCTGGCGTGATTTCAAAATGATTTCCCTTATCTTCCGCTACGTTTTCGCAAGGCATAAAGACTTTTTCACCGCCTACTAAAACAACAAAACCACAGCTTTCCTGTGGTTCTTTTAATTTTGAGTAACGGATTATTTCATTGTGTAGTTTTCCGTCCATTCTCTACCCCAATTTGTCAACGCTAACAAATCCGCCATAGTTGTGCGTGTTGTTTCTTAGCTTACAGCCAGTTAACAAACCACTACATTTATCCTTTTTCGGGTCGTTTGTTGGTTGGTCTTTTTCATCCGCTACTGCTCGCCCTGTATAACCGCACTCAACGCCACGATACAACCAATTACAAGTAGAGGTAATCATTCGTCCGATTAATGCGTTATCTGTTTCTGATGGTAAAGCTAAAGTGAATTGAGCTACGTCTCGATTGAGCGAGGATAACTGTTCAATTAAGAAATAACTCAATGCTTCCTGAGATGGGTCGGCTTGCTTATTTCCACCCTCGAAATTAACTGCATCGAGATAGTGCATATAGACTAATCTTCGTCTAACCACACCACCTAAACACTGTTCAAATCGATTACAAAGTGCGGTAATAAATCCACCAACATTCCCAAGTGTTAGCGTTGGTCGGTTGCTTGGGCCGCTACCTGACATTTCGAACCCGTCAGCTTTAACCGCAAATGGCTCATAAGTCTTGCCTTGCCATACGATAGGTTGTGATTTTTCGTTAGTGCCAGCATAAAAGCGATAAAGCTCGCCACTTATACCGTCAGCATCTTTTAAACCTCGCAAATCTACTTCAAACAGCTCAATGAGTGCATTTTGCTCTAATTTGGCAAGGTCTAACTTGAATTGATTGCTAATTAGTTGTGGCATTATGGCACCTCAACAAAATCACAAGTAAACTCTGTGAAGTTTAAGCTCATTCTTGCTGGCCACTTACTGCAAATAACTTTCATATTCTTACCGGTAAACGGGTCTTTAAAGAAGAAAGGATGAATTCCTTTGTGTCTTTTAAAGAATTCATCCACTTCTAGGCGGTCTTTGTTTTTAACCTTAACCGATACAGAATAAGAACGGAGTAAGCTGTTAATCCCTTGTAATTGGCGTTGCGTATATCCATCACCAAATTCAATAGAGTTTACTGTTGGCTCATTATCAACCTGAAAATCAGGTCTAACGCACCATTTAAATGTTTCCATATTTACCTCTAAGCAAACACGCCACCAGAACGCATATTGTTTGAAATAATACCGTTGGTTTCACTTCTTGCTATCTTACGGATTAGCTCTACCGTAATTTCGGTTTCACCGTTACGCTGTCTTTGCTCTACATTTGCATTGACTGGCTCGCCATTATTAATCACTTTAACGGAAATACTTCCGCCTGCCATTGGTCTATAACCAGTTGACGGAATAGAACCAACTGCTCCACCTGTGGCATAACCACGACCGTAATTAAGGTGATTAAGGAATCCAATCCCTAATCGTGATGTTGCCTCTTTGGTGATGACATATTCGCCACGATGAACAACGCCTGCTGGCTGATATTTGCCACCATCACCAGTATAACCACCACCAGCAAAGCCAAGAAAACCACCAATAGAAGTTCCGCCAAATGCTGACTTCATTGCATTAAATAAAGCCATTTTCACAATCATTGAGGTTAAATCGCTTAAGATTGATTTGGCTAATGAGCTAAAATCTGCTTTACCTGTCGTTATGAAATTGGTTAAAGAATCAGACATTCCGTTAAAGGCTGATTGCGTGATGTTTGAAATATTTCCAGCCACATCATTCACCATTCCCTCAAGCTGAACCACGCCATCTTGCAATCCTGCGATTGGATCTAATCTTCGCTGTTCGGATGTTGCCTGAATAACCGCTCTACGCTCTTTCAGTTTTGCGATTTCTTCATCAAGCTTAGCTATGTTTTCTTGCGACATTCCGATTTTTAATCGAGCTGCCTCAAGGTCTAATTGATGATTGTATTGAAGTAATTCTTGCTCTTGTCTTGTTTTACCAAGCAGTTCAAGCTCAAACTCCATCGCCTGAAGTTTTTCACCGTTATCATAGGTAAATTGAGCAATCGCAACACTTTGTTGTGCAGCATCAATTTGAGCAGCCATATCTTTAAGTTTAGCTAAACCATCAGCACCAAAATGAGCGTATTTCTCACCATTTGCTGCAATATCTTGAGTGATTTTGTTCAACTCTTGATACTGGCTAATCTGACCAAATACAGAAATATCTTGAGCATTAGCTCGAATTTCTGAAAGTCTGCGTTCCATTTCGCTAAGTTGGTCAGTGAACTGTTTCACATAATCAACTTTGGAACCGCCAGATTTTTTAGCTTTTTTAGCCGCTTTAACTTCAGCTTGAGAGCCTAATAGGGCAAAGTTGCTATCAACCACCGCAGAAAAATCAGCGGAATCTTTTTCAAATCCGCTATTTAATGCGTTATCTTCCGCTTGCAATCTGCGTTTTTTGGTTGGGTCAGTTTCTTTATTAATGGCAATTTGGCGATTGTTCCGCTCGATTAACTTAGTCGCTTTATCACTTAAAGCATTTTGAACACTAAAGCCAAGAGCATTAAACTGGCTCGCTACCAAGATAGCCATTGCGCCCATTCGCTCAACCGCACTTGTAACAGATGCAGCGCCACTTTCGGCACTTGGGAAAATTCGGTTTAAATCATCGAGAGAAAAACCGATTGAATCAATGCTAACCTTAGAAGTATCTAGCGTTGGAAGTAGGCTTTTTAATTTATCGTGAAATTCAGCAACAGGAACTTGACCGATGATTGTTTTCAAATCATCTTCTGACTTGGTTAATTTCTCGTTTGCTTTTGCTAATTCGGCTTTTTTAATTGCTAAATCTTGCGTTGATTTCGCTAACGCATCTAGATACACTGAATCTTCCGCTTTCCCACTTTGCTGTGCGATTTGTTTGCCTTGCTCGATTATTCTATTGAGCTTTTCATACTCTTCTTCTAATCGCTTAATTTCGTCCTTTTGTGCGGTAATGGATTGCTCTAATTTAGCTTTCATTCCGCCAAGGACAGCGGCTGATGTATTGGCCAATTTTCCAGTCGTTACATCTAAACTATCAGCAAAAGATAGTAATTCTTGTCTAGCTGCTTCTGTTTTTTGTTGGTAGTCAAGGAATACACCAACACCTGCTGACAATCCGAGAGTTAATAATCCAAGTGGACCGCCAACAAAACCTAACGCACCACCAAGCCCTTTACCTGTTGCCGTTAGAGCTTGTTGCGCAGCGGTTAGATTTCTCGTTGCGGCTGCCTGTGCGGACATAGCGGCAGAAGCTTGAATACTTGCTGCAATCCAAGTGCGGATTTTTCCAACACTCCAAATCACACCTGCACCTGCTGCAAGGCTCGCCACTATGGTTAAGTGATTGGCGATTTCGTTGATAGCCTTAGCAAATGCCTCGCTAGCTCCAGTGGATTTATCTAATTCACCAATCCATTTAATGGCTGATGTGTTTAGATTTTCAAAGGCTGCGGAAATGGTAAGAATACGAGTGTTAAACTGGTCGTCAACGGATTCTTTGGCTCGCTCTAACGCTGGGACAAGGACATCCATCGTCAGTTTTCCCTCTTTCGCCATATTGCGAAGTTCGCCAGTGGTAACGCCCAAACCTGTCGCAATCGCTTTAGCTAATGCAGGGGTCTGCTCCATTACAGAGTTAAATTCATCACCACGAAGAATTCCGCTCCCGAGAGCTTGCCCGAACTGTGTCAATGCTGCATCGGCTGCTCCAGCACTTGCACCAGATACCGCTACCGCTTTAGATACTGTTTCGGTTAAACTGGCAATCTGTGCTTGACTAATCTTTAATGTTTCGGCATTTTGAGCAAATCGCTGATAAACTCCAGAAGTCGCATTAATGCTTTGGTTTGTTTTTAATGCAATATCAAAAACGTTGTTTAAGCCTTTTGAGCTACTAATTGACGCACTTTCAACTAATCGGAGTTTATTTTGAATTTCAGTGTATTCATCGGCAAAACCTTTTAATTGACTTACACCAAAACCAGCTATACCAGCTTTAAAAAGGTTCGCAGACACACGATTGAGCGAGTTCATCGACCGCTCAATATTGCTTAATTGTTTTGTAGTAGTATCAGTAAAGCGCTTTACTCTGCCTTGTGCGTTATTGATGCCACTTTGAAATTTAACCTGATCTAACTCAAGTTGGATATTCAAGTGTCCTAATGAGCCTGCCATTTTTACTCCAGTTATCTATTTGCTAAGTATTCAGCAGAACCGTCATCAAACTCTTCTTCTTTCTTGTCTTTGTAAAAAGGCATAAAATCTGAAAGCTCTGGCGGTTTGCCTTTCGGATCACGATTAACCATTGCCAAAACGTGCGAAATTTGAGCTGAGCGATAATCATCACGCCATAAGCCAAACGGTTGTTCTTCGTAAAACAGTCGATACTCTTGTAAATGGCTTTCTGGCATCTGCTCAATTTCTTCTAGCGTTTTACCGAGAGAAAGTGACAGGTTTATTTGGAACTTTCTTCGGCTGGTGAGTTTTTTGGCTCACCGTCCATAATGGCTTGGTTGAGTTGTTCAATGACCGCTTTGTCTAACTGCGCTAATTGCTCTAAATCGCTTTCATCTTCGGCATTGAATAGGTTTACACCGTTTTCATCACATAAACGCATTGCGATAGTGCGAGTTAATTTGTGCTTGTCGTAAACTTTGGCTAATTGCTCTGTTAGAGTATCCTCATCACTAAAATCAAGCGTAATGCCTTGACTTTCAGCAATGCGAACTAATTCTTGTTGTTGTCCATATAAGGCTTTGTTCATTTCGCCAACAGTGAATTCACGGATGTAATAGGTATCGCCTAAAATCTCGACTGGTTTAACTTTTGGTTTGTGTGATAAAAGTTTATCTCTTAAATTCATTCGTTCCGCCTTAGAAAAGAAAACCGAGAGGATTAACTCTCGGCTTTGTTATTTACGCTGTTGTAGGTAAAAAATAATCACGTTTCGCTTTTTTAATGGTTACGCCTGATTCGAATTTACCTTTCACTTCACCACTGAAGTTAGGTGAGGTTTGAATAAAACCAGTACCATATAAAGCACCTTGATTGTTTTTCAAAACCATTAACCAAGGGAACGTTTCTTTATCGTAGAATTTTTTACGCAAATCTTTCTGCATGTCTGTTGCCGGTGCGTAATAGAAAGAGAGCTTGATTGAACCGTATTCAATTTCGCCTGCCTCTGTTTCTGTACCTTCTGAACACATTGTAGTGATATCCGTTTCGCCTAATGTATCACCGTCACCATCAATCTGTTTAATTGCACAGAAATTGCTTGATAATTGGATTTTTGAAACTTTTGCACCGGTGAATGATGTCGGTTTATCAAAACCTTTCCAATCCACCTCATCGGCAAGAGTTACGGTATCAGTAGAAACAGATTTAACAGGATAGCAGCCATCTAATGCGCCCAAGCCTGTAATTCGGATAAAATCACCAGCTTTCAAGCCATTGCCTGTTGCGGTAATTGTGGCATTTGGCGTAACGGTACAGTTTGAAATAGCTTTCTCTGTATCGTAGCCAACGCCTAGGTAAAACTTAGTCCCTTGAAAAGGGGTTGTTTGTGTTGCCATTGTTATTCTCCATAAGCAATTTGGTAATTGATTGTTCTGCGGTGTAGTTTTGTATCAGGCTCATAGCCTGATAAGTCATTGCTACGCTCCGCATAGTCAAATTTCTGCTCTAACACACTAAATATCGGTTTTCTTAGCGCCATTACATCATCTGGATTTGGGCTGTATATGTCGATTTGCACCATAAAATCATCTAAATCACCATCTTCTAAAGCAGAATTTGGCGAAATATTGATAAATTGATAGACAATGACAGGGAATTTCTTGTTTGTATCGGGAATAAACCCGTAAAAACACCGATTTTCAACAAGTGGCGATAAAGCCTTGAAAATGTCTTGCTGTATCATTTACCTGCCTCACTCTCAATTCCATTTTTTAACGTTTTGATGATTTCTGTCGCAGCCTTTTCTTTGGTCTGCTCAAATGCCGGTCTCAGGAATGGCTTGGCTGGCATTTTTGAAGTGCCAAACTCAACAAAACGCCAGTAAAACGGATCTTTCGGATTGTAAGCTCCGCTACTTGCATTTTTAGCCTTAAAAGCCCCTCGTTGCTTAGCCGTAAGGCCTTTAACTCGAATTACAGTGCCGATTTTGCCGTTTTTTAAGACTTTAGTGCTGCTCTTGATCGCTTTTTTGAGCGTGCCAGCTCGTCTATATGGCGTACTTTGGGAAAGAACAGGTGCATTCTGTCTTGCTTGCTCTCGCACAATCTTTCCGCCCTCTCTCATAGCTTTAACTGCAATCTTGTTAGAGACCTTACGACCAAGCTCACTCAAAGCTTTGTGTATTTGAGATAAGCCCTCGACTTTGACATTACCCATCAACTGCCTCTTTACACATTAATTGTAGAGATACGTTGCGTTCTTGGGTGTTAAGCACAGAAACTATTTCCAGAAAACGTTTACCGAACTTAACCCTCATTGACGGCTTAATACCGTCTAGATGACGTAGCCATATCTGTGTAGTGATTTCTGACTGCACCTGTTGAGCTGAAAAGTACTCTCGGCCAGATAAAGGCTTTACTTCCGCCCAAACGTTCGCAATAGATTTCCACTTCGTTATGGTCGCTCCATAGTCATTAATCTCATTGACTTGTCGCATTAATGTAATTCGATGTCTTAATCTTCCGATTTCCATCTATACCCCCATAATTCGATATGGCTGGATTAGTCGCCAAGTACCCTCTTCAATCTCTCTTGAAACTACGCCAATCACAACGCTCTCACGGTGTTCATACCAGTGAGCAATCGTCATTAGCATTGCTTGTTTAATTGCGGGATTGACGACTAAGCCATTTGCAACATCATCAGGCACTTCGCTAGCAAATAATTTGCGATCTAACTGATTTTCGATATGTTGCTGTGCTGCACTCTCATACAATTCGAGCAATTCGTCCTCATCATCGCTATCAATTCGGCAATGCTGTTTGATTAAGTCTAGTGTGATTAACATATAAGCCCCAAAAAAAGCCCCAATTAAGGGGCTATGATTGATTATTTAGCGAGTAATGTGCCTTTTACAAACGCTTCTGGACGGTAGATAGCTAACGCCAAACGTTCTTCGCAAAGGATTGTGACTAAGTTTTTCACAAAGTCATCTTCGTTCTCGGTTGATACCGCCACGCCTAATTGTTGGCGGTCGAAGATTTGAGCACCCATATTGAACGCACCAGTTAAGAAGTTACCAGCATTGATTGCTTGAGTTTGAACTACTGGAATACCCCATAATGTCGGCTGTGCTAGGCTTTGCGGATTGCCGATGATATGGCGACCTTGACCGTCTTTTTCTAACTCGATTTTCGCCCAGTCGATAGGGTTTAACACAAAGCCGTTTGCTGGGTAATCGGATAACGCTACTTGTAATTGTGCTAAACGTAATTGGTCGATGATTGTGTAGTTTTTCAATGTTGCTTTGTCGGCAAACGCTTGAGCCACTTGACTTAAGCCTTGTAAACCGCCAGCAGAACCGTCACCGTTTAATAATTGTTTATCTTCGACTAATTTTAAGCCGTAAGCTAAGCGACCATTAATGTAGCTTTCTAACATCGCTGCATCGTCTAAGATTTGGCGAGACGCTTTAACGTAGTGTGCCAATGTTTTAACACCTACTGTTACTTCTTCAAGTTGTAAATCAGATTGAGCTTTTTTCGCACCCTCTGACGCTTGAGCTGCTGCGTTGTTAGTGAATAATTTTTCACGAACATAGGTGATTGCATTGCTATCAGTAGTGCCTTGCATTAACAAGTCACGCACAGTTAATGGGCGCTGTGGCGGTGTTACAATGCCAGTTAAACGCATAGGAGCAACTGCCGCACCTGCTGAACCTGCTGCATCAGTAGTTAAGCTGGTAATGGTTGCTTTTAAGCTTAATTTTGCTGATTTACCAGAGCGTGGATCTGCTGCAAATGATTTGTAACCATCTGTATCTACTAAGCGTTGAGCGATTGATTTTTCTTGCTCTACACCGTGGCCACGGCGAGTTGCTTTTTGTTCTAACTCGTCAAGACGGCTTTTCGCACTGTTCATAGCAGTTAAGGCTTCATCTACACGACCTTTTAAGTCGTCTAAACCTTTTTCATTGTTCTCCATTTTGCCTTGTAATTCTTCACCAAGACCTTTCACCTGTTCAGTTGCTTTTTTGAACTCGGTGGCGAGTAATTCAATATTTTCTTGTGACATATATTAGTCTCCATTGATAGATTTCAAAATGTTTAACGCATTGCCAATTTGGCTTTCAGGCTCACCCTGAATAAGTTTTCTCAAGCCATAACTGGCAATGGTTGTGGCTTGTTGTTTGGAAAACCCTAAATCTCTCAAGGCTTTCTCAAATTCTGGTAATGTTGGTAAACTGCCTTTAGCTAAAGCAGATTTAACCACTTCTACACGGCTTTCTTCGTTTGCTGGGAATGTAACGATTGAGATTTCTTTTAAATCAATCTCTAAAAGCTCCAAAACATCGTCTTTTTCGTTATACATCCATTTATTGAGCTTGTACCCAATAGAAAGCCCGTCAATCGCTCCAGCCATCATTAATGCGTGGATTTCTTTCGCTCGTGCCACATCATTAATTAATAATCGACCCTCACCATATAACCCACGCTCATCTTCCTTGAGCATAGTCCATACGCCAATCGGTTGATTACGGTCGTGATTCCATAGCACAGGCGGCATTTTGCTTTGAGCGTTCCAGCCTTTGATACTTTCGATGAAAGCACCTTTTTTAACGACTTCGTCATAACTATCCGCAACATCAAATACGTTACAGTAGCCAGAAAAAAAGCCGTCCTCTCGAACAGCTTCTGCTTTAAATAATAAATCTTTAGTCTTTGTCTTTGTCATCCGCTCCCACCTTGTCGATAGAGGTTAGATTTAACTGCACTGTTAATTGGTCTGCACCATCAATAGCTGGTAGATTTTCCAATGCTCGCACTTCATTTCTTGTCATTACGCCATTTTGCAGCAAGGCAGTGTAAAAACTTGCTCGCCCTGCGCTGTCGGCTCTCAATAAGCCTTCAACGCTGAAAATAGGGTAATATTTCTCACGCTCTTCTGGAGTTAATAGTTTTCTGGCTATCGTCTGCTCAATGCGTTTTAGCGTTGGACCGAGTGAGTAAGTGAGGAAATTTTGGTTAATTTGCTCAGCGCTAGATGCCCAAGAAGAAGATTTGTCAGTGCTATGGATTAATTGAGGCGGAACGCCAAACGCTCGACAGATTTCTTCAATCCCGAAATATCGGCTTTCAAGTAATTGAGCATCTTGCGGATTAATCCAAGCTCCCGACATATTAGCTGGCTCCATTCCAGCTTCAAGAACCATCCATTTTCCTGCGTTTTCAGGCTGCCCATACTCATTCAAGGCTTTACGAACCAAATCACGCTGTTCAGAATTTAACACTCTATCGCCGGTCTTTAAGAATCCACCAGCTTTTAGATTATTTTTAAATGCTTTTCCTGCTGCGTTATTAGCTGCAATCTGCAAGCCCATTACATTAGCTAGATAGCTGATAGGAGATAATCCGACCAATCCATCGAGCGAAAAGTCTTTGAAATGTAGTATTTCAGCCTCGCCATACTCACCACTATCTACATTGTTTTTTGTGTAAATATAAACAATCTCACCGCTATCTTTTCGCTTAACTGACATATATTGAGGGTCGAGAATATCAAGCGATACAATTCGACCATTTAAGCGATTAATGCGACTGTATGAGTTTCCCCATAGGTCAATATTAGCAACGATAGCTTGCCAAAACTCACTGGCACACATATCTGCATTTGGCGCATCGTGAATGAGTTTATATAAAGAGTGTTCTCTCGCTATTTTCCGTTCAAAGTCTTTAAGGTGTAACGGTAAAGATGAAGCCGTTTGACTTCTTAACCGTACACAAGCCCATACTGCACTTAATTTAAGAGCCTTTTCGGCAGTAATATCTTCACCAGCGCCGCTTGATTGGCTTACAAACGGTTCAACCGTAGAGCCTTTATCTAAGCGTTTACCACCGCTGAATAATCGGTCATAAAACCGACTCCACCAGCCTTTGTCATTTTCTCCGTTCATCCGATAATAATATCCTGTAAAAAGTCGTCTATATCTTGAGGTGTTTCACTCATTTCAGAAATACCCCTGGCCATCGCCAAAGCAACCATTCCATCAATACGCCCTGTTGCTTTGTGTTTTTCAAATTTTCGATTACCTGCTGGGTCTTTTGTGATTACCGCATTAGCCGCACACATCGTCAAAACAGGGTTCATTCCGTGCTTTAAGTTGCCATTCAACAAATCACTTTCTAAAGTGTCGATTGCTGGTGACATATCTTTAAAACCTTGACCAAAAGGCACTAAAGGAAGATTAATTCCTTGAGCCTCCATTTCTTTTTTGAAAATATCTATTCGCCAACGGTCAAAGGCGATTGCCGCAATATCGAAATCAGCAAGTATCTCTGCTATATCTCTAACTACATACGCATAATCAACGGTTGCACCTGGCGTTGTTCGAATAAATCCTTGTTTGGCCCATACATCGTATGGTGAGCGGTCTCGTTTTGACCTATCTTCTAGCCCTATTTCAGGTGTCCAGAAGTAAGGGTAAACGTTGATTTTCCCGTCAGGATCTTTAGTCGTTAGCACTAAAGAGGTTAAGTCTGTGCGAGCGGATAAGTCTAAGCCACCATAAGCGGTTAATCCGCTAGGGCTTGATTGCTCTGCACCACTTTCTTTCCAGGCATCAATACTGACAAACGTCGATACTGTGCTTACTCGTTGATTTAGGTTTAAGTTTCGGAATGTATTCTCAAAGCTCGGCATACGATTAGCCTTATCAGCGAGTTTTCGTATATCATCCTCGCTACGGAATACGCCTAACGCTGGGTTAGCTTGTTTCCACGCTTTCGTGTCGGTAATTTTTAAATCCTTATCCGCACTGTAAACGTGGCAAACTGTGTGAGGGTCATTACTTGTTTTCGCATCGTCAATCCAGATTGAGAGCAAATCACCATCATTTGCCGCTTGCGTACTGATTGATAGCAACAATGGATTTTTGTGCGCACCTTGTGCGGTAGTGATTGCATCCACGAATGCTGATTGTGGCCCTTGAATTTGCCCTATTTCATCAAGGATAGCCAACACAGGGGATAAACCTTGCGCAGTTCTGCCGTCAGCCGCTAAAGCTCGATATTCAACATTCATTGGTAATCCAATTAAACGCTTACCACTAGGCTTAATCGAGATGATATTGCTTAGCTTAGGGTTGAGCTGGATCATCTTTACGGCTAAGTTAAACACCAAAGAGGCTTGCTCTCGGCTTAACGCACCACTTACGATTTGGCTATTTTGGATTGCTACTGGTCCAACTAAGTGGGCTAACAACAAACAAGCGATTAATGCCGTTTTACCGTTCTTACGGCCAATAGATAAAATGCCGTGGCTTGTTCCATTAGGGTTATCGTAAACATCACGGATATAATCCAGCTGAAACTCTTCTAATTTAATCGGCTGACCAACCAACGCACCCTCTGGTACAAAGCAGTACCGCTCAATAAATGCAATTACTTTGTCAGCCTTAGTCATTAGTTGATTACCCTTGTTGCGATTAATCCATCGTCATCATCAATAGCATTTCGAGCATCTCGGTAAAGCTGATTGGTTTTCACTTGGTCTCTGCTTTCACCGTTCGTTGCTCGGCTATGGATTTGTAAACTACGGCACATTTGGATTTCACGTTTATACAAATCTTCGATAACGTAATGCAGCGGATGTTGTTTCATTACACCGTTATCGGTTTTAATCCATCGTCTAGCTGTTGTAGCTAATTCGTGTTCATAATCATCAAGCTCTACGTATAATTTAGCCAACTTAACAGCTCGCTCTTTGTCGATTGGTGTCCAGCTATCTGCCGCTCGGCTTGTAATGATGCTTTCCCAATATCTCATCTCTGCCTTACTTAGTTTTTCGGGAGGAGATATTGTTTGCTGTGCTGCTTTTGTGGCTAATACCTTTGCCGTAGTGCTATCACTTCGGATTTTGCGACTACTCATAGGTTTTACCTCTTAATTAATAGTAAATTTACTAGAAAAACTGTATTAGCGATAAAATAGAGTTTGGAGGGCGGTTTTTTGGAGTTTTGCTCCGAACTTTTTACCCACCCCTCCCCCTATTGAACGGATGTTCTTCATCAATCGGAAGTCCATTTATATCGCATCCAATTTGATTTATTTTTCTTATTTCAGCTTTCTGTTTGGCGCTGTCATGATGTAACTTACATAATGATTGAAGATTGTCATCATCAAAGAATAAATCTAAGTTCCCTTTGTGCGGTGTTATATGGTCCACTACTGTGGCAGGTGTTAGCTTTCCCTCTTTCTGACAAAATACACAAAGAGGTTCTTTTGCTAAGTGGTCAAGTCTTAATTCTTTCCAAGCCTTTCTGTTATACAGATAATGCCAGCTCTCTCTTCCCATATAAGCACCAATAAAAAAGGCGAGCCGTTTAACTCACCTTTGTTTTGTTATGATGTAAACCTTACAATCACAATCTATTCAACCGCAATTATCATCGCCACCAATCATTTAACTACCTCAACAACATCTAACTGGCTTTCATCATCTGCATAGAATGTACCGTTAGGATTATGCCAGTGAGTGAATGGCGGTTCTTCTGTATCTGTTAATTCAACCAGTAACCATTTACCGAAGTTTGTTTCATAGATTACTTCACATAATGTTCCATTACGAAGTTTTACAGTATCACCGATTTTCATGCCTTACCTCTGAAATAAAAAAAAGACCGCTGATTTAGCAGTCTTTACTTTGTTTATTTAACGCTTAGCGCTCAACTCTTTAACACCAAGATTAATATCTTCAATCAATCTGATGATTCCATCAACATTGAAATTCTTATTCATCTCTCCGGATAGCCAAACAAGGTCGTGGAATTGCGCATTAGATTGTTTATTGTTGAGTGGTTTGTTATCTTCCATTGTTGTTCCCGTTAATCTTTTTAACTTATGAAATATTACTACCACAAAAGAATAAATCAACCTTAGATTATTTGCTGTTCTTTGTACTTTCAATCCACTTATTGATGTTTGTGATTTGACTAGCACACATATCCCTTTCTGCTATCACAGTGATTAGATGCTCTACCGCTTCACCGTATGTATTACCCATGAATGGAGTTTTCACACAAGGCACCAAGAAAGCCTGTGGCGGATAAATGTATTCCGTCTTGGTTGTTACCTTGTTAGTGCAACCGCTCAATAGCGTCATCGTTAATACGAGTGCTATAGCAAGGTTGTGTCTTAATAATCTTTCTAACCGCTTGGATTTTGTCTTGGCTTGCTTGTTTGATTTCATCGTGGATTACTCTCTGTTGTTCTACCGCTTGGCGCTCCATCTCAATCGTATCTTTTAGCGATTGGTTGGTTTGCTCTTGGTTTTTAATGGTTTGGGCTTGCGCTTGGTTTTCGGCTCTTAGTTCACCTATATTCTTTGATTGGTGCCAAATCCAACCGCACAAGCCCAAAATGGTTAATGCAATGATTACGATTGAGTAGATTTTAAATCTGCTAAACATAACGCTCTTTCCTTCTCTCTACGCTTAACCAAGCCTTGCAGTTTTCGTCCGTCAGCATAGACCCAGCGTAAAAGTTGATTGCATCCGTCTACATACTTACCGTTTCGCACTAATCTAAACATTGTTGAATTTTTAAGATTACCGCATCCGTTATTAAACGTGACAGATACCATAGCATCAAACACAGATTGAGGTAGTGTTCTTCCATTGGCGTATCTGTCAACGCACGATTCAGCAAGTTTAATGTCGTTTTTCCATCGGTATGCGATTTCTTCATTTGTGTATTTCTTGTTAGGCTCTATCTTCTGTCCAGAGTATTCTGTTGAGCCAATACCAACAGTCAATACATCAGCTGGGCATTTATATGGAGTTGCCATACAACCCTCAGCATTACCGATTATCTCAGCTCCAGCAGGGCTTAATCTTAACTCTCCGCCAAATTGAGAATACATAATCCCGATAACCGCAATAACGGAACAAGCACCAAGCGCTTTTCTAGTTTTCCCTAACACCATCATCAAGCCCCTGTTCTAGCCGTTTCATTCTCGCTCGATGCATCTCTTCCGCTCTGCGCTCTTCGTTCTCTCTGACTTTACCCTCTTGGCATTTAGCGTACATATTAACGAGACCACTGATTAAACCAATAATCAAACCAAAAATAGCCAGCCACTCTTGGAATGAATACATTGCCCAGAATGCGCCAAAGCCAGACCAAAAAATACTTTGATTCCCTGCGTCTTTTAACATTCTCATACTCCACCTCGCTGTTTGTTTGCGGGGCAATAAAAAAGCCCACGTCTTAACGTGAGCTTGGTGTTTGGATAATAAAAAACCCCGACCGTTTCCGATCAGGGCTGTTTCTAAACTTATTTTGCGTTCGCTATGCGCTAAAACCGCAACTTATACTATATACTACAATTTTACTTGCAAGTAATCAAGTGTTTTTTTGTCTTTTGATACTAACTGATCAATAAGATGGATTAAATATTGAAGTTTATTCTCATAAAGTGGAATTTTATCTAAAAGATTTTGGATCTTTTCCAACTCATAAATATCATTCGGATATTTGGGGTAAATAATCATGTGGATTCTATTCTAATGGAAGATTAACAAGATAATGCCTATTCTACGAAACCCAAATTGTTTATGTAGGTTTTCAGCCAAATTTATTTCAACTTTGTGATCTACATCTCAAATTCAGGATGCCTTACCAAATTCTCAAATAAAAAAATCTATATAGATTTAATTTATCCTAAAAACATAAATTTAATTTGAGCTGCAACAAAAGCGCCTTTTAAAAATCTAACGCCTTGCGCACGTTCTCGGTACATTTTAGCTGGTGAGATATTAAGGGCGTTACAAATCTCTCTCTCGCTTGCCTGTTGAATGTATAGAGCCATTAAAATTTGATACTGCAATAAATCGTCATCGTGTAGGTTCATTATTTGCTTTTCTATTTTTAAACACTCATCATCGGTTAAGAACTTGATATAAGCTTTTCTTGCTGTCGGCAGCACAGGGATTGAAATTGTAGTGCTTGGGTATTCAGTCCCAATTCTGTCACGACCCCAACAATTACCCCATTTTTCTAAAATTCGTTCAACGCTATAACTCATTCTTGGCTCCCGTCTAACTCTTTGATTTTTGCTCTGTAAACCTTGATTAACTCTTTAAGCTCGGATATTTCCCATTTTTTAATTCTGTGTTGATTTTCTTCCAACCACTGAACTTCTTGCTCGCCAATCTTCTCAACCAGTCTTGGTCTATATCCGTGAATATTTCCACCGCCTACAAATAGATTGCATCTAATACAGCCAGAATGAATGTTTCTCTCGTCAAATCTTAGGAATGAACTTCTACCTTGTGGAATAAAGTGTGAGGCTTGAAAACTAGGTTTCCATACTGCACCGCAAGCGATACAAGGCTGACCTTTGTCTCTTAATCGGATAAATTTATTAACTTCTTTTTGAAGTGCTTTCAGCCAATGACCTCTATCGTTTTCTAGTAGTTTTTTCTTCCGCTCTTTTAATTGAGTCTTTTCTTGCTTCTCTCGTTTCTTCCTTGCCTGCTCTTTTGATAAAGCTATCGCACATCTTGGTGAGCAGACTTTCTGTGTTGAGCTTATTGTTTTCACAAAGTAACAACCGCATACTTTGCATTTCGTTTCCTTAGGTTTAGTCATATCTACCACCATTTACCAGTGATTAAGATTGTCCCTATAACAACACAGGCATAAGCTATAATTAAAATCTTCAATTCTTTCTCATTCATCGTCTGCCCCCTCAATAAAACAAATAATCACAAATACAACCACAAAGAGAACTACCGCTAGAGCTATTTCTTCTCTCATTTTTGAATTGCATCCTTGACGTATTTAATTTCATATAATTTTCCTTTATAGCTTAGCAACTCTCCATTAACGGATTTGTCTTTAACAATATTGGCAAAAACATTGCAACCAGTTAGGAATGACATAAGGCATAGGAATATTGCAACCATCCCAAGTATTCCATTTGATAAAAATCCAATGGCGAAACAACCTAAAGAAACTAATGCAAAAATTAACTTGTACATATTTTAGAACTCCCATTTATCATTAAACTTAACTTCATTCTCTACCGCCCACGATTGAACATACTCTATAAGGCTCGCTAATCGCTGTACGCTCATTTGTGCGGTGCTTTCTCGTAGATTAATTACTTCACCCTCAATCCCGATTACCATTTCAGCCTGTCCACCTGTTGCGATTTTGTGAGCCGATACCATAATCATTTTCCAGGTGTCGATGTCTCGCTTTTGTCCGTTAAATTCGCACTGTTTACTAATATCGCTAAGTAGTGCGTGAAGCTTTGAATTTTGTTCAAGCGAACGTGTCATTGGTTGGATTTTTACCACCAACGGTTTTTTGTCGTCCGTTGGTAGCTCTTTGATAAATTCAATGCAATTCAACCGCACTTGGTTTGAGCGTAGGAAAAATTGCTTTTTAATCTCCATTATTTTTCCACTCCAGCCCTTTGAATGAATCAATATGAACGTGCCGGATAACTTGATTCATCGCTTTTTGATATGGGTTAAAAATTGCGATTACATTTCCACGGCAAACATCAGTATATTTGCCAGTTTCACCGTTTAGAAATTTAACTCTCCCACCAACGATAAAGCGGATTTCAGTTGCTTTTTGCGTAACAAGAGCGAACCATTTTGTAGATATATCGACAGGGAGCAACATAACGACCAAGCAATTATTGTTTTCAAAGAGGCTTACTGCTCTTTCAATAAATGGCAATGGCTTGCTATACGGAGGATTTACGAATACGCTTTCGTCATTTAGTGGATAAGTTAAAAAATCCTGCTCTTTTGTGATAAAAAATTCAGGCACTTTTGCATTTTCAGCACTAGCGCAGCCATCACAAGTAAAGACGAACTCATTATCAAGTGGGTTAAAAATTGATAATGGAGTTGGATAGGTATCTTTATCAAATTTTTGCTCTGTCATTAGTTGGCTCCTTTCCCATAACTTTTCGCATAGCTTTTCGGTGCTTGTTGCGGTTTTTCGTTTAAATCTTGATAGGCTTTTGCTTGGTCGCAGTCAACAAAGTGGCCTTTCTCAAATCTCATATATGCAGTGCCTAATTCTCCAAAACGGTTTTTAGTGATGATGGCTTCTGAATACGGATTATCTGTATTGGCTTTATAAGCACCCTCACGGTAAAGCATAATGATTTGACTAGCATCTTGTTCGATTGAGCCTGAATCTCTTAAATCGGAGTTGGCTGGACGTTTAACTGCTCGACTATCCACTTCACGATTAAGCTGACAAAGTAAAATAATCGGGATGTTGAAATTCTTGCTAAACGTTTTAAGCTTGCTCATTGAGTTTGCGATGGCTTGGGTTAAGTTGATGTTATTTGCTTGCTTGTGGTCCATTAAACCTAAATAATCAATCACGATTGCGGATAGACTGCCTACTTCGCTCAAGTGTCTTTCTGTAATCGCACAGATTTCATCTGCTGATAAACCACCACGGTCAACAAAATAGACTTTCTGCTCACGAATATCAGTGATTGCGTTGGTTAAACGGTTGTAATCTAAATCATCTAATTCTTGTGGATTGCGGAGCTTTTTGACGCCAACACCACCGGTCGCACTTAGTAAGCGGTCAATTAATTGGAAATTTCCCATTTCAAGACTAAAAAATAATACTGAACCGTTGTTTTTGGCGATGTTTCGTGTGAGTGTTAGGCTGAATTCTGTTTTACCAGTACCCGGTCGTCCAGCAACCACTACGATGTCAGTAGAATTGATTCCGCCTAGAATGTTGTCCACTGCCTCAATGCCTGTGTAAAGTAAACGCTCTTTAAAATCGCTTTTTGAACGTTTTTCCAATACATCAATGTAAGAATCCATCAATTCACCCATTGCCACAGGTTTGATTTCTGTCTTGCTGACAAGGAGCTTTTGAATTTGATTTAACGCTTTTTGAGTCAATTCATTCACTTGGCTTTCGTTGCGTGCTTGTGACATTTCGCCAGCAAGTTTAAGCATGGTTTGTTGGGCTGAACGGTTTACCCAAGAAGAGTGAATTTTTTTCGCATAACCTAAAAGGTTTCCACCGTAAGTCGCTTTATTTGCCATTTCTGCTAACGTTGCTAAGTTTTCGCCATAGTCTTGAGAAAGTAACAGGAAGTCGATTAAATCGTGTTTACGGGCTTGTTTTCGTATGTTTGCGTATAAAGCACCTAGATTGTATGTTGCGAACATTTCAGGTTCTAACCAGCTAATCACTTCACGAGCTTGAGCAGTTAATCCAGTCGCTAGCATTGAGCTGATTAGTCCATATTCTAGGTTGTGGTTATTATCTTGCGTTACCATTACCAATTCCCCTCTAAAACTTTATCCAGTGTTGTCTCTCTCAAGATGTATTCAAAATCTGCTTTCCAGCCTCGATTGTTTTCGCCAAAGTAGAAATTCGTGGCGGACTTTAAGAAGTCTTTGAAATACTCACCAAGCGCGGACTCTACATCGGACTCAATTTCAAATCGTTTAATAAACACTTGAGCTAGTTTCTTAATCGCCTTCTTGCGTTTATCACTTAACTGTGATGGATTTGCGATTAGTGGTAGATTTGAATTTAATTCTTTCACCAAGTGATTGTATGTTTCTGCTACTGCTGAATAATTAACCTTGATTGAATTTTGTTTTTTGTCAGTATGCGGCTTGTCCGCACCCCAGACTTCCGTGTGTTCTGCGTTAGCAGATTCCCCGTAAGGGGATAAAGTGGTTATATTTATATTCTTATTTCTTTGGTTATTGCTTTGGTCATTTTGTCCAAATGTCATTTGGTCATTTTGTCCAAATGCATTTTCCTTTTTAGGTGTTTCCATTTGGTCATTTTGTCCAAATGGTGTTTTCTCGTTTTCAGGTAAAATCTCACTTAGTTTTTGATAGTCGATTGTGTACCACTTTGTTTTGTCCATTTTCATTTTATTGAACTTATCTGTTGATACTACTAAGCCGCTTTTTTCTAGGTTATCAATGGTTCTTTGTACTGTTTTCACAGACCAAAAAGAGAACTCCGCTTGCCAGTCATTAATCGTGCTGTAAACCCAAGAGCGACCACTAATTTTATTTCTGCTAATTCTTAGAAAAAAATGCAACTGCTGAAGAACTATTGCCTCATTAAGACCAATGATATTAGCTAGAGATGGAAGAACCTGTAATGGTTGTTCATTGATTAATAATTTACTCATTAGAATTCTCCTTCAAAAAAGAACTTAATTTCTTTGAAATTACCAAGCTCATTTAAAACGCCTTTTCTTTGTAGAAATTCAATTTGAGTTTGATCAAATTCAGGGCTTGGGATCGCTTTTCTAAAAGATGTAAATAATCTGAATTGCTCAAGCGTTTTAACGCCTTTCGTGCTATTACAGCTACGGCAAGCTGGGAGTAAATTATCAATGCTATTTGAACCGTTATCAGATTTAGCTACAACGTGGTCGATAACCAAAGTTTCTTGCGATAACTTCATTCCACAGTACGCACAATGCCAATTACATTTCTCGGCAACCGCTTGTCTTTTTAATTTGCTAAATTTCATATCAAGCCACCAATCTATATTCAGCTGCGCATTTGCCACTTGGCACCACAATCATTCGTCTTTCGATTTTGTGACCCTGTTGTTTTAGGTCGTAAATTCTTGCCCCAAGACGTAGGCAGTTAAAACGTTTTTCCGCATCTAAGTGAGTTAAGCGGTCGCCTTGTTGTAAGGCTTTAAGGATTAACGCTTTTTGAGTTTTGCTTGAACTTTCATTTGCGTTTTCATTAAATTTAGGTGATAATTTAGTCATCTTTTGAAGTCCTCCGACTGATAAAGGTTTACATACGACTTAATCAAAGCCTCTGTTCCCGCAGGGGCTTTTTTTTTGTCACTTAGCTGAATTTCTTAATACAGCCCAATTCACATCAGGTCGTAACTCTTCACAAGTCACTTCCCCATTTGAAATTCTTTCAATGTCAGGGCATCGCTCCGCTGGCACTTTAGTTTTAAACCACTGCTGAACTGCTTGTGGTCTAATACCAAGCTGACGAGCGATCTCTGACTGGTTTAATGCTTTTAATTTTGTAATCACTTCTTTTCCTTTTAAAGTACAGCTTGTTTCAACTTGTAATTATTGTACAAGTAATAATTTAAAAATACAAGTAATTCTTTCATTGAAATTACAAGTAAACCTTGTAGAATATCGGAAAATTAAGGAGGTGCCATTATGAGCATTAAAAAACGACTTGAACAAATGATTGCTGAGAAAGGTTGGAATCAAACGGATTTGGCTTTTAAGTTAGGCATTACACCTCAAGCGGTGCAACAATGGCTAAGAGATGAAAAACCTACTACGCCATCTCAAGCAAGATTGCGAAAAATATCAGAGATTAGTGGATACCCTATCCATTGGTTTTCAATGAGTGATGAGGAAATTAAGAAAGATGAATTTTTAATTTCTAATATGAGCGGAAAATCAGACTTAATACACTCGTATCAAATAGATCTACTTGACGTTAATGCTAAAGCTGGAATTGGCGGTTGTATAAACAATGAGTATCCAGATATCATTCAATCAATTTACTTTTCAAAGGATGGACTATTGGAAATTGTTGGAAGAAAAACTAATAATGGATTGTATATGATAACCGTGCCAACGGACAGTATGAGTCCTACTATTGATAAAGGCGATGTTGTATTCATTGACACCAACGTTACTTCTTATAGCGGTGAGGGAATTTATATTTTCGCTGTTGATAATGAGGTTTATATCAAGAGATTGCAGCGTGTTCCGGGTGGCATATATAAAGCTCTTTCGGACAACAAATCGTACGATCCATTTGAAATGACAAGTGATTTATTTGAGACAGTGACTATTATAGGTAAATTTGTCAGATCCTTGCCTATACACCCGAAAGACCTATAAAGAAAGCTTAACTTCTTAATAAGAAATGATTGCTTAAATCGAAAGAAAAAGCCCCTTAAATCGAAAGATTAAGGGGTTTATTTTACGTTTGATTAAGATATCAGATTAATGAAATCATCTTCGGAAATAATCTGCATTTTATGACCTTGAGAAATTAATTCTCGAGCCTTGATTTCCTTATGGCTTAACTCTTTTCCGTTTAGCTTTCCTATATCCTGTATCCCTTTAACAAGTAATGTAACTTTTTTGGATACACTACTAGAAACATCACAACCAACTTCGGCAGCTTTATCTGCGGCTAGCTTTCTTGGTATTGATAACTCACCTGTAAACGCAACAACTTCACCATATAAAACGCCGTCTGGGTTTCCCTTTCTTGTGATTCTGTTTAATGGTTTTCCGTTTTCATCTACTTCAATCACCATTGGCTTTTTAACTCTATCGAGCCAATAGTCTAAATCAGATGAGCTATCTTCGATAGCCTTATGAAGAACTTTGCCTGCAGTGATCGCATCATCTAACGCTTGGTGATGATTTAATTGCTCTATCTTCAAGTGTTTGGCGACCTTGCTTAACCCATATCCTTTAATTGAGAATTTATTATCCCAACTTCTACGGACTACCCTCATAATGTCTAACCATATATTTTGTAAATCAGGGAAAATTCTAGTTAAAGATACTCTATCAAAAGCACCATAAGAGCAAACAACATTATCAGCAAAATAGCCTTTAATTTTTGACTCAACCTGTTTAATGGTTGGCGAGTTTCGCACCATACTAGGCGTTATTCCGTGTATGTAAACATTCATCTCGTCAAAGTAAGCATTTGGATTTATTAGAGATTCCCACTGGTCTATTAAATTACCATTCTCAAAAACCGCAATTCCTATTTGGCAAATAGATGTCAAATCAGGGTTCGCTGTTTCAATATCAACTACAACAAATTTAGTCATTTCACTTCCTTTCTAATTAATGATTTTTAGTCGATATTTTACAAATTCACCCATCTTTATCAGTGATCAAAGTCACAAAACAACACAAACATAGCTCAAAAAATAAGCAATCGAACTTATACGCAAAAAATTATAATCGTTTAATTTCAAGTAATTACAAGTTTAAGGCAAGTTTTACTTTAAAATAATTTAAAGAAATACTTGCAATGATTAAAGTATTTCTTGTATTATGTACCCATCAAAACGAGATACACATGGTGAACAAAATGATTGAGATTTTAAGCTTTAAAAAAGGAATTAGCGATAAAGCTCCAAATGGTTGTGATTTTGTAGTTGATGAGCTTGTTACTTACACAAATAAAAACGGAGTTAAGTTTGGGCCATACAAAATCATCGGATTCGCCAAAGGTGTTAAAGATGTTGAATCAGAAAGATTTATCCACTTAAACAATGAATGTTATTGGTTTCCTGTGAAGTTAGAAGAAATCAAAAAATTATAAAGTTTTTACTAAGCCCATTTGGGTGGGCTTGAATAAAAATTTTAAATCGCTCTTTAAAAATCAAATTACAAGAAGTTTACTTATAACGGCATTATGCGGTCGTGTAGATTAAAAGCCCTACCCTACATAATGAGAGTAAACGGAAATCCCACTGAAAGATGAGACCAGTGAAAAACTGACAGTTACAGAAAGTTAATTCGCAGTGGGGAAATATCTCAAAGCACATTTGAAGTACAGAGACACAACGGCACGTGAAACCGTTGCGAATGATAGAGGGAAGTGTGCTTTGAAATGGCTCTTTGTTGAGCTGGTTGTGGAAACCGACACCCTATACACAGATATAGAATTAGTTAATGCAACTTTGGAAAATAACGCACGGGTTCAAATCCCAAAAGAGCCTCCATCTAAAGCCGCTTTCAAATAGCGAATTAAACCTCAATCTTCTTGAATAACTGATTGAAACATTGAGAGCGGCTCTAGCTGGAAACAGCGTTTTTCATAATAAGATAATATCCTTTAGATTGGTTAGCCCCTAGTTGCTTTCACACTTTGGCACTAGGGGATTTTTTTAACCAATACACTTTAACCATACGAGGTAAACACTATGAACAAGTTAATCAATTTTCTTAAAACAACTGCTTATGTAATTGCAACTATCCTTTCAATCTGCCTTGTGTTTATGGTTGCAGTTATATCAACGGCACAAGCAAACGAGCCGACTGCGTTAGAGCGTGAGCAAGCAAGAATTCAATGGATTGCCGAACACGGTGAATACCAACCAAATCTAACCGAGCCAGCTAAACAAGAGGTTATGGCATACACAAACATTAAACAAAAGGAATTAGACGATGCCAAGAATTAGATACACATCAGAAGTCAAGATTACCGAAATGGAAAATGGCTTTTTTATCGCAAGTCTAATCATTAATGGAGTGATTAACCACTCTACCTATCCGCAACGCTCACAAAAAAACGCAATCTTGTTGATTAACCGACAAATTGAGCGTTTTAACGCTATGAATGAAGTCAGATTGCCGCTATACGGGCAGAAACAAAGAAAGCCTAAAGGTACTAGCGACAAAATGAAAAAGGCTGGCAGAACTCGAATGATGAAGTCTTGGGTTAAGTCTTTGGAGTTGTTTAAGGATTACACCAAGCAAAGATTAAGCCAGCCAGAAGATGAAAGACAGGTTTACTTCTCGAGTGCTGATTTACATCGCCAATTTAAGTTTTACCTATATACAAAACAAAGCGTAGTTCACAGCGGACTGCTTGCACCGCCTAAAGATGTAGTGTGGCAAGGTCGTAGAGCTTTGATTTCTACGTTTGATGAATTGACAGAATACTTTGGAAAAATTGAGGTGCTAATAAATGAGCATAATAGCAGATTGGGAACGCCAAGAATTCAATAAATGGGATAAGCAGTGCAGCAAAGAAGATGACTACAATCGAGCGATAGAGATGGAGATAGAGGCTATTAAAGAAAATATCTCTAACTGCGATGATGATGTTATATGTGTTTTTAGAGAGAAGATGCTTGATTATGACGAGGTTATTAGTGCCTTTGATGATGATGCGTTTAATGATGATGAATTTATAAAGGCGGTCGCACTTGGCACTGACTATGAAGAAATGCGAATTAAAATCTTGACCGCTATGGCAGAAGATAGATTAGAACAGTTAGAGGAAGATTATCGAAAAGGATATATCCTCAATGATTAACCAATAAAGGTGGAATAAAATGACTAACCAACTACAAACTAATCAACAAGTAAAAGCTCATGTTAAGCATAAAACACTTCGGGAGCTTTTTAATGACCCGATTATTAAGACCAAAGTCGAACAATTGATCGGAAAGAACTCTGCAACATTTGCGACAAGCGTGATGCAGATTGCCTCCAGTAACGCACTATTAAGAAAAGCCGAACCATCAAGCATTTTTAATGCTGCTTGCATGGCTGCAACCTTAAATCTACCACTTCAAAATGGGCTAGGCTTTGCCTATATCGTTCCTTTTAACAACAAAAAGGAAAACAAGATAGAGGCGCAATTTCAACTTGGTTACAAAGGATTAATTCAACTTGCTCAACGCTCTGGGCAGTTTAAAAGATTGGTCGCTGTTCCAGTGTATGAAAAGCAATTAATCGAAGAAGATCCAATTAACGGCTATGTGTTTGACTGGAAACAAAAACCAACGCAAGAAGAAAAGCCTATTGGATATTACGCTTACTTCGAGTTGTTAAATAGCTTTACTGCTGAATTATATATGACAGCGGCGGAAGTTGATCAACACGCACAACGCTATTCTCAAACCTACCGCACTTACCTTGACAAGAAAGCAAAAGGACAATGGGCAACAAGCGTTTGGGCTGACAACTTCGAGGCTATGGCATTAAAAACTGTGATGAAGTTATTGCTATCAAAACAAGCTCCATTATCGGTTGAAATGCAACAAGCAGTATTGGCCGATCAGGCAGTTGTGAAAGATGCCGAAAATCAAGAATTCAACTACGCAGACAATATTCAAGATGCGAGCTTTGTAACGGTTGTAGATGATGAAACGTTTAATAACTGCAAACAAAGCATTATCAACGGTGAAACTACTCTACAAGACCTTTGCGACAGTGGAGCTTATGAGTTTAGTCAAGAACAGATTGCGGAATTAGAGGCGGTTGAAAATGGAAATGTACAAGCTGAAAGCTAGATGCTCTGGGCTTGCTGATTTAATGGTTAAACCGAAAAGCGGTAGCGGCATATCTGCCACTGCTAAAAGTGCGGTGAGAAAGATAGTTAAATATGACCTATTTGGCTATCAAGATTTTGAGGGTAACAAGTACACCGAAAAAGGCATCGCACTTGAAGAGCAAGCTATTAAATTAAGCGGTCGCAAGCGTGGGTTGGCATTAAAGAAAAACGAAGAAAGACGGGAAAATGATTGGATTACTGGTGAATGTGATATTTACGTTCCTAGCAGAAAGCTAATCATTGATACTAAATGTTCTTGGGATATTGGCTCACACCCATTCTTTACCGATGAGGCAGAAGAAAAAGCCAAAAAGGCAGGTTACTCAATCCAAATGCAAGGTTATATGTGGCTATGGGATTGTGAAGAGGCTCAAATTGACTTTGTTCTATTGCCTACTCCATACGAGCAATTATCAAGCTATGACGACCCTGCACGATACATTGATTTAGTGGAGCAAATTCCACAACCAAAACGTATTACGACCGTTACAGTTAAACGAGATGACAAAATCATCGAAGAAATCAAAGAGCGAGTTAATGCCGCTCAAGAATATTATCAACAGTTAATTAAGGAAATGAGCTAATGGCTGGAATTAACAAAGTAATCATCGTGGGATTTTTAGGAAACGACCCAGAAATCCGCACAATGCCAAATGGCGAACAGGTTGCAAATATTACAGTGGCAACTTCTGAAAGCTGGACGGATAAAAACACAGGCGAACGTCGTGAAGTGACCGAATGGCACCGTATCGTGTTATATCGTCGTTTAGCGGAAATTGCGGGACAATACTTACGCAAAGGTTCACAAGTTTATGTTGAAGGTCGTTTAAAAACCCGTAAATGGCAAGATAACAACGGACAAGACCGTTATACCACAGAAATTCAAGGCGATAACTTACAGATGTTAGGCGGTCGCCAAGATGAGCCAAAACAAGCTAAACCAAATAAAGCTAAACCAGAGCCATTAAGTGCTATGGCTGAGCAAGGTGATGATTTTTCAGATGGGATTCCATTCTAGGGGTGAGTTATGGATAAGAAGATAATATTAACGTCAATTACAGGTTCGATTGGTGAGTTTTCTGTTGACGAAATAGAAAGTGTTGATGTTGTAAATAACTTAACTTTCATAGTAACAAAAGATGGGTTTGCTTTTCACGTGAAAGAAAGCAAAAGCCGAGTATTGAAAATGATTGAGACCGCCAAATAAGGCGGTTTTCTTTTAGGTGAATTATGAACAAAGAACAAGCAGAACACGAATTAGCGGAATTACACGAGAAAGAACGGAGTTTAGAAAAGGCTCTTGAAATTGTGCGTGAGAAAATCCGTGAGTTAGTTAATTACACAGATAAGAACAAGGGGCAGAAATGAAAACAACAGAAGATATTCTGAATGAGCGTAGAAATACGCACGGTGATTTCATTCAAGGCTCTGTTACGTTTAATGCGTTAATGGAGCTTATCAATAAAAATCGCAAGAACATTGACGGAGTGCAGTATTACGCTTTAACAATGATGGCTGGAAAGTTAGTGAGAATTCTGAATGGCAATTCTCACGCACCAGACCACTGGCAAGACATTATTGGTTACGCAACACTTGGCGGACGATTGGAATTAGCTGAAAGCCTTGATAACACAAGTGAGCCTTTAGTTGATGTTTTGCCGGTGGTTAATATGAATAAGTAGGTTTAAGCAATGAAAGAAAAAGAATTAATTGGGAAAATCGCTCAATGGGCGGAAGATAGAATCCTTATCTTAGGCTCTACTCCACAGAAACAATTTATCAAGCTGATGGAGGAGTTTGGCGAACTTTGTGCTGGTATCGCACGAAACGACAAAGAGAAAATCAAAGACAGTATTGGTGATTGTGGCGTGGTTTTGATTATCCTAAATGAACAATGCCAAATTGAGAAAGATTTAACCTTTACTTGGGAATTCCAAATTGAAACGCCAGAGAATCAGATTAAATACACTATGCGTTATTTAAATGATTTATCTTGGTTGATTGATGACGGTAATGATAAGTTCGTTTTATGCGAGCTAATCACCGAGCTTAACGGTTACGCTAACTATTACGGATTCACTATGCTTGAGTGCCTAGAACACGCTTACGAGCAGATAAAAGACCGCAAGGGGAAAATGATTGACGGAGTTTTCGTCAAGGAAGAAGATTTATAGAATTTATTTACATTGACACCGCTTATACTTCGGATTAAGATAACCGCACTACAAACTCATAGCGGCAATCCGCACCCGAAAGCATAGCGGTTTTTTTATGCCTAAAATTTAAATGACCAGATCTGGTCATTTCCAATGATCGGGTCTAGAGAGCCTAATAAAATACCGAAAGGGAATACGCTCCGCTGTCTATGAGCAGTAGTTGAAGCCCGATCAACCCTACTAAGGTTGGTCGAATTAAGAACTAACTCATAGAGGGCATAAAAATGTCAAATTTAACAATTCTCAAAACTTCTATTCGTTCATACGAAAATCTCTTTTCATTAAATGACCTTCATGTCGCCAGTGGCGGATTAGGAAAACATCGTCCAAGTTTGTTTGCTCGTAATGAACAAACTAAAGAACTGGTAAAAGAGATTGAAAATGACCGAAGCACAAAAACGATCTTCGCTTTAAAAACAATTCGTGGCGGTTCTGATATTTCAAAGCAAGGCACGTGGGCCTGTGAAGAATTAATGCTTGCCTATGCGATGTGGATTAGTCCTAAATTCCACTTAGTTGTGTTACGTGCGTTCTTAAATCTACACAAGAAAACGACCGCACTTTTACCAAGCACGATTACACCTGAGCAACAACAGGCTATCCAATCTGCGGTACAACAAGCACACCATAGAACAGGTTTACACTGGCAAGAAATCTACCGCCAGTTAAAATCTACTTTCAAGGTTGCTAAATACGACCAAATTCCACAAAGCCAATTCGGAAATGCGATGGCGTTCATTATGAGCTTACAGCCTATTGCACTCCCACCAGCGGAAGAGAAATTCACTTTTGAATTAACGAAAGAAGAAATCTCAAATCTTACTCTTTTGTTATTCTCGCACGGTCAGATGAATTGGTTATTGGGGAAACTGGTTAAACCGTTAGAGACGATCGGATCGTCATATAGTCCGACAGTTTACGGACATCACACAGAATATAAGCGTTTCTATGATAAATCTTTGCCAGTGGCTAGAAAGCTCATAGAACCACTTAAACAAGCCCACAGAGCCGATTTTGAACATTTGCTATATCGTTTATCGGCTAACTAAAATAAATCACTATAACCGCTCTTAAGGGCGGTTTTTTATTGGAGCTTTTATGGATAAAATACAACTATCAGATAAAGCAGAGAAAGAGATTGTGAAAGAGATTGTAAATGCAACAAAAATGACAGCGTTTGCCTCTTACACGGAAAACAGTCAAAACTTGATGACTATTGAAGAAATCGCCTTATATCTTAACAAGTCATACACTTTTACAGTAAAATACATTGTTACTAAAGGCGATTTTCCACAGTCGAGATACTTTTCAGACAAAAATGAACGCCCTCGATATGTTGCTGGCGAAGTGGTAAAGTGGGTAAAACGACACACTAAACGTCAATAATAGATTTTCACCGCCACGCCAAAATTACGCCAAAATATACCTATCTATTTGTTATTCCTATCAAATAAGGTGCAAGCTAGTCGCACCATGTTGCAATCCCAAGCTTTTTAGCTTGGGATTTTTTCTTTTTATCCCCCTCTTAATTTGAAGAAAAGCTTTCTAAACAACTATTACTCAAATGAAAATAATTTTCATTGATCGACGAAAACGTTTTCGCTATACTTGCGCCTCTTTTATTATCTATCGGGATAACGATTATGAATTTTAAATTAAGCCTCATTTCAACCGCACTTTTAACCAGTTTTTCCGTTTCAGCATTTGCGGAAACTGAACAACCAGTAAAAGCAAACACTGAAATGCTTGAACAAATTAATGTTCAAGATACAGGTATTAAACAAAATGGTTATCAAACGACAGGGACATCCGTCGTATCAAAAGCTGAAGTGCCAGTATTCGACACACCAAACACAGTAAATATTCTTTCGACCAAACTATTGGAAGATCGCAAACCTGAGTCACTTATTGATGCGCTTTATAACGTCAGTGGTGTAAGCCAAGCCAATACGCTAGGTGGTATGTTTGATGCCATCCAAAAACGTGGTTTTGGTGGAAACCGTGACAACTCAATTATGCGTAATGGTTTACAAGCCGGCCCAGCAAAAAACTTTAGCGCGACAACTGAAACCGTTGAAGTGTTAAAAGGACCGGCATCTGTACTTTATGGTATTCAAGATCCAGGTGGCGTGGTTAATATCATTACCAAAAAACCACAACAAACTCCGCGCTATGTTATTGGTGGAACCTTAGGTAATCATAGCCTGTGGGGAACACAATTAGATTTCACTGGTGGTTTAGGAAATGGTTTTGCTTACCGCTTTATCTATGACAAACAAGAAAAAAACTACTGGCGTAATTTTGGCAAAGTGAAAAATACCACTTACGCACCATCACTTTCTTGGGAAAATGATAAAACTAAAGTGCTTCTTTCTTATGAACACAAAGATATTCTTGAACCATTTGATCGTGGTACAAATCTTTTAACAGCAACGAATGCATTACCGGATATTCCTGTATCGCGTCGTTTAGATGAACCCAATAATGAAACCACCGCAAAAACCGATAACATCGATTTCAAAATTGAACACAAATTAAGTGACGGTTGGAAATTAAATGCGGGTTATAGCTACGCTCGTTACAAATATTTCTACGATCAAGCCCGCATCACAAATATTAACGTTAAAACTCGAACAGCCCGTCGTGCAATTGAACAGCAACAAGGTGACCAACGTGTTCATAGCGGTACATTAAATATTGTTGGTGAATTTGGTATTGGTGATATTGCCAACCGTTTTGTAGCCGGTGTGGATGTCATGCGTAATATCCGCGATATTGGACCTATTTATAACCAAGGCATTACAAAGTCAGATATCAATATTGATAATCCACTCTATACTAATCCTGTTGCAGAACATAAAAATGGTAACGGCAACGCTTACCAATACAACCATCTCAAAACCGTTGGTGTTTATATCCAAGATACCGCTTACTTTACCGATAACTTTATCATGACAGGTGGTTTACGTTATGAGTACTTTGATCAATTTGCAGGACGTCACTGTTTAAATGCAGCAAACTGTAAAAAAGGTCAAAATCTAACAAAAACCGGAAATACCGATCAACACGATGGTAAATTATTGTATCAATTAGGTGCTGTATATAAATTTACGCCACATATTGCGACCTTTGCAAACTATTCGGAGTCTTTCCGTCCACAAATGAGTGTTGCAACACCTGTTAGCGGCGATTTAAAACCAGAACAAGGCAAATCTTTCGAAATCGGTGCAAAATACGAAAACTCAGGCTTCAATGCGACACTTGCATTATTCAATATCAGCAAACGTAATGTGGCTGAAGCCATTGGTTCGGGTTCAAATGCACAATTAAATATCGTCGGCAAACAACGTTCTCGCGGTGTGGAATTCGATCTTAATGGTCAAATTACTGATAACCTAAGCGTAGCGGCTAACTATACATACACCAAAGTAAAATCACTTGAAAATGAGCTTTATCCTGATGCGGTAAATCAACAACTTTCAGGTGTACCAAAACATCAAGCTTCTCTATTCTTAGCTTACAACGTAGGTGAATTTGATTTTGGTAACATCCGTGTTGGTGGTGGTGCTCGTTATTTAGGTTCTTGGCATGCTTATAACAGTGATTACACAAAAGCATACAAATTACCTCATGCCGTGGTATATGATGCCTTTATTGCTTACGATACCAAAATCTCTGGCAAGAAAGTCTCTTTCCAACTTAACGGTAAAAACTTAACAGATAAAACTTACTATCCATCTACCTCTGGTAACGCAACAAACACGTTAATCCCTGTTGCATTAGGTTATGGACGTGAATTTATCTTCAACACGAAAGTTGAGTTTTAATTGAGCGCACAATACGAGGGCGAATCATTTCGCCCTTTTTTCG